CGACGGCTCCCTGAAAGTGTTCGGCGTCGCCTCCAGCGGCGCCCGCGATGAGGCCGGCGAGATCGTCTCGCCGCAGGCCATGAAGGCGGCCCTGCCGGGGTATCTGGCCTTTGGCGCCATCCGGGAGATGCATCAGCCGAGCGCGGCGGGCACGGCGCTGGAGGTCCATGTCGATGACGACGGCTTCACCCGTCTGACGGCCCACATCGTCGACCCCATCGCCGTCGCCAAGGTCAAGGCCGGCGTTTACAAGGGTCTGTCGATCGGCGGCAAGGTGTTGCAGCGCGACCCCAAGGACCCCAGCACCATCACCGCCCTGAAGCTGATGGAGATCAGCCTGGTCGATCGCCCCTGCAATCCCGAAGCGTCCATTAATATGTGGAAGGCCGATGGCGTGTTCGAGCCTGACGACTTTGAGCTTGAGGCGCCTGATGGGGTGCGGGCGGCGGAGATCGCCGAGGCCTCCAAGGCGCTCTTCACGACCCTGGCCACGGCGCGCGACACGGCGCCCATGCAAAAGATCGGCCGCCGCAACTCCGCCAAGGACCAGGCCGCCATCCAGGCCAGCCACGACCAGATGGTGGGCCTGGGCGCGCGGTGCGATCCGGATAATTGCGATTTCGATGACGATGATGATGAGTTCGACGACGAGGCGCCTGATATAGGCGCCGATGAGACCGAGCCGGCTGCGGATCAGAAGAGCGCCGCCATCGCCGATCTGACCAAGGCCTGGACCGAGCTTTCCGCCGAAAAGGACGCGCTGAAAGCCGTGCTCGACGGCGTCGCGCCGCAGCTCCAAGCGCTCCGCGCCGAGATCGACCTCCTGAAAGCCCAACCGCTGCCGCCCAAGACCGCAGGCTCTCTCCATGCCGTGGTCGATAAGGCGACGGACGCGCGCGGCGTTCAATCCTCGCCGGAAGCCGACCTAAGCCTTGAGGCCGTGCAAAAGGCGCTGGACGCTATGCCGGCAAAGGACCGCGCCGATCTCCTGATGAAGGCCGCCATGGCGAGGCCTATTCCGATTAGGGCTTAGCCGACCATAGCGCAGTTAGGGTATGCGCAACCCCGAGCACCTACGCTCCGTTGACTTTTTGTCAGGCCGGTGAACGCGAAGGTCGGCGGCGGATTCTTTTCGTGGCGACTGGGAGCGTCTAGGCGGCGACATGCGCAAAGCCGTCACTCGAGTCGCGACGGCCCGTGGCGCGAAATAGACGTCCACCCGCTCCGCGATCGATCGATAGCCGCTCGGCGCCCGTCCAAAACGTTCCGCCTGCGCAGGTCAGCTTGGCGGTTCAGGGGTGGCAGGGACCGCTGCCGCCGCCGGACGCTCTACGTGCTTTCGAAGGGGCCTGCGGCGTGGTTGTTGGCGGAGCTATTGTGAGCGGAATGATCGCCCTCGTTCGGGGACGCCAAAAGTCCGATGAGCCCGACTCCGAAAGTTAAGCCAAGCTGACACACGGCCGAACCTGATCCTGCGTCGCGCCGCACCCCAACGCAGCTGAAGCGCAGCGCTCACACCGCGCCCAGCCGTCCAAAGTTTCCCACCAACCTTCCCACACCCACCCGCGCCCGCCTGCGGCCGCGTGGGTTTCTCCATGCCTGAAAGGCTCACACCCGCCATGACTGAACAGACCTCCGCCGACATCCACAAGATGTTCGTCCAAGCCCACGCCAATCCCAGCGAAGACATCGCCCGGACGATCCTGGTCCGCGCCGGCGTCGATCCGGGGGCGCTGGAGAAGACCATCTCCACGGCCACGGGCCTGGTCGCCTATGATCTGCAGGCGCCCGCCAAGAACCTCTATCCGGTCAATACGCCGATCCGAAACGTGCTGCCGCGGATCAGCGGGGGGACGGGCACGGCGACCAACTGGCGTCAGGTCAACGCCATCATCGGCTCCGGCTACGACGCCTCGGGCTGGGTGCCCGAAGGCCAGCGGGCCGGCGCGATGAGCTATAGCACCTCCACCAAGGCCGCCAGCTTCTGCACCATCGGCGAGGAAGACGCGGTCACTTACGAAGCCATCAGCGCCGCGCAGGGTTTCGAAGACGTCAGCTCGTCGATGTCCACGCGTCTGCTGCAGAAGATGATGCTGAAGGAGGAGTTGGCGCTTTTGGGGGGCAACACCTCGCTCCAGCTCGGGACGCCCACAGCCCCGACCGTGGTCGCCACCGCCGTCTCCGGCGTCACCGGAACCCTGCCGGCGGCGACCTATTCGGTGATCGTCGTGGCCCTGACCTTGGAGGGGATGAAGAACGCCTCGCTGACCGCCGGCGTCGCTACGTCCAAGACCATCACCGGCCAGGACGGCAAGACCTTTACCCTGAACGGCGGCTCGTCCAACAAGTCGGTCAACGCCACCATCCCCTTGACCCTCGGCCAGGTGCTGCAAGCCAGCGTCACGCCCATCAACGGTGCGCTGGGCTATGCCTGGTATGTCGGCGCGGTGGGAAGCGAGACGCTGCAGGCGATCACGACGATCAATTCGATCGCGCTGTCGGCGCCGCTATCGACCGCAAACCAGGCGGCGACGGCGATCACCGCGGATTGCTCCACCAACGCCACCGCCTTCGACGGGCTTTTGACCTGGGCGTTCAAGTCGGGCGGCTATCAGAGCACGCTGGCCACCGGGACGCCGGGGACGGGGACGACGCTGACGGCGTCGGGCAAGGGCACGGTCAACGAGATCGACGCCATGCTGGAGGGCATGTGGGACGCCTATCAGGTCTCGCCTGACGTGCTGTATGTCAACAGCCGCCAACTGCGCGACATCACCACCAAGGCGCTCTCCAGCGGCACGGCGCCCCTGTTGTCGATCCGCCAGGACGCCGATGCACCGGGCTATCAGCTGACTGCCGGCGGCAATATCGGCTGGTATTTCAATCCCTTCACCATGGACGGGGGCCAGCGTATCCCGATCCGCCTGCACCCCAATGTGCCGCCCGGCACGATCCTGGGCTGGGCCTCCAACCTGCCGGCTCAGTATATGAGCAACAACGTGCCCTATGTCGCCTCGGTCAAGACGCGCCAGGACTATTACGCCATCGACTGGCCGATCACGACCCGGCAGCGCCAGCGCGGCGTCTATGCCGAAGAGGTGCTGGCGGTCTACGCCCCCTTCGCCATGGGGATCATCAGCAACATCGCGCCGGGCTGACGCCTCCAAGCCCGCAACCGGGGGGCGGTCGAAAGGTCGCCCCTCATGGTCTTTTTGAGGAGGTGAGGCATGACCAATATCAATCGCAAGATGGTGCGGCTGTACGCCGGCGAGGGCCAGGACGAGGCCAATTACGGGACCGAACGGTTCCGCGTCCACGAGGATCACACGATCGAAGTCCCAAGCGAAGCGGTCGATAGCCTGGTCCGCATCGGCGGGTTCGAGCGGATAGCCGATCCCGCCCCGGTTCCGCAAGGCTGCATCGCCCTGGTCCACCCCCAGGCGATCGGGTGCTCCTGGGGCGGGACGGTCTATCCGCCGGATGCGCAAGGCCTCGTCATCGTTCCGATCGCGGCGGCGGGGGATTTGATGGCCCACGGCTTCAAGCCGGCCAGCGCGGCGGAGGAGGGCAGCCATGGCTGTGGGTGATCTGTGTCAGCTTTCCGACGTTCAGGCGTGGCTTCCCAACGCGCCGACCGCTTCGCCTGGCGTCGATCTGATCTCGCAGCTGATCACCGCCGCGTCGCGCGCCATTTGCGGCTATTGCGGCCGGGGCCAGTTCACCGCGCAGAGCTATACCGACACCTATGACGGCGCGGGCAAGACGTGGATGCTGCTGCGCCAATGGCCGGCGCTGTCGGTCACCGCCATCGCCCTGACCCAGTGCGGCGTAACCACGACCATCACCGATCCGACCGCGTTTCAACTCGAAGCCCCGATCCCGGCCGGCGGCGCCCAGCGCCTGACGCTTGTTTCGCCGCATCTGTATTTTCCGCGCGGTCGGGGAAATGTGCAGATCACCTATCAGGCGGGCTATTCCACCGTGCCGTCCGACGTCGCCCAGGCCTGTATCGAGGCGGTGGGCGAGGCCTATCAGCGGCGCAACCGCATCGGCCAGACCTCGGTCTCCAGCCAGGGCCAGACCACGGTCGCGTTCAGCCAGAGCGACCTGAACGCGGCGGCCAAGGCCATTCTGCAACCCTATATCCGCCGCTTACCGCTGTAGTCCAAACCGCGCCCGGAACCGGTCCATCGCCGCGCCGAGGCCCGGGCCGCCACCGCGGGCCTTGGCGGTGGGCAAGGTGGGGCAGAGCGGGGTGTCGGCGGCCAGGCGCCGCCAGGTTGACCACGCCTGATCATAGCGGGCGACTGAGTCCCGGATGCGCCCGCTCTGATAGGCGCCGTTCCTCGCGCCGTCGGCGGCCAGGAGACAGGCGGTCCAGCCGGCGGCGATGACCGAGTATTTGTAGAGGCCGTAGCGGGCCGAAACGCGGGCGAAGGCTTGGCGGGGCGGACTTGCAAAGGCGATCTGGTCCATCTTGGCGACGATCTCGCCCCACATCGCCACCGCCTGGCGCTTCTCGTCGATGGCCGCCTCGACCAGTCCCTTATCAACAAAGTCGCCGAGGTCCGGCTCGGACAAGGTGTCGTCGCGAGCCCACCACGGATATATCGCCGCGCCTAGATCGCTGGCCTGCCCAAGCAGCACGGCGGCGGCCGAGGTCAGGCTGATCTCGCGCAGGATCGCTGTGTCGCCGTCGGACAGCTTCAGGATTTCGTGGCCATATTGCGCGAACAGCGACGCCTCGTCCCGCGAGGTATCCTGAGCGAAACCGCCGAGCACATAGGCGTTCAGATCGCACCACAGCTCGTCCTGGATGTAGGGTCCGTCCCACCCGCCGCCGCGCGACCAGGTCCACAGACCGGCAAACAGGGGATTTGAGGTCAGATCGCGCAGGCCTCGGGCCGCGCCCTGCGGCATGAGCCAACGGAACTCCTCCCAGCCCTGGATGACGCCGTGGCCGACATAATAGGGGTGGGCGCCCTTGCCATAGGCCTCCATCTGGCATTGCGCCTCGACCACCTGACGGTGGCGGCCGAGGCCCAGCGTCGGATTGAAGGGCGTGAGGCGCAGGAAATCGCCCCTCTGATGCTTGATGGAAAAGCTGAGTTTGGGGTGGGGCGCGATCTCGTCGGTGACACCCAGGTAGTAGCGCGGGTTGTTGTGGAAATTATCGCCGAAATCCCAGGTGCGGTAGATCACCGTCCGGTCGGCGCCGACGCAGACGACCTCGCGCAGCAAGTCCAGGAGCGCGCGATGGCTCTCCTCGCCATGGCTTATGGCGGTCCCCGCCTGGATCTGGCTTTCCGCCTGAGCCTGCGTCGCTGAAGCGACGCGGGCGGCGTGATAGGGCAGGTCCTGAAGATAGATCTCGCCGGTGCGCACGACCAGGCCGTCGAGGTCGGGGAAGGCGTGCAGGATTTCCAGTGTGAAGGCCCGCAGCACGGCCTGTGTCGCCGGTAGACGCACATCGATCCGGCCGGCCGGATCGACCAGCTTGGCCCCGTGCTTGGCTAAAAGGCGTTTGGGCAGGACGACATATTGCACCCAGGCATAGACCTTAAGCCCAGCCCGCTTGGCCGTGGCGATCCGCGCGCCGATCTCGGCCTTCAGCTTGGCCGCGAGCCTCGCCTCGTCGCTATCGTCGGGAATGAGGCCGGGGTCATAGGCGCTGAAGGTGGCGACGCCTTCGATCCCGCCTTCGATGACCACCGCGCCATAGCCCCGCGCCCGCAGAAACGCCGGGTCCAGATAGGCGGTGTGTGGCGGCGCGGCCCCGGGATTGGCGTGGACCATATCCATCAGGGCGAGGGCGCGGCGAGGCGTTGACGCCTCGGCAGTCGGCGCCGCTCCGGCCATAGCCGCGACTCCGCCGAGCCCGGCGAACAGCGTCGCCGTCAACGCTTCCCTCCGGTCGATCATGCCGCGCCTCGCCCTGAACCCTGTCAACATCACCGTGCAGAGGTAGTCGCCGCCGATGACCGCCATCAAACTCAACGGCGCCGACAAGCTCCGCCAGCGCTTCGATCGCCTCGGCGCCGACGTTCGGGCCTGCCTCTTCGCCACCAGCCAGACCCTGGCGGGGCGCCTTGCGGCCCATGTCCAGCAGTACAAGCTGTCGGGTCAAGTGCTGAACCGGCTGTCGGGCGAGTTGGCGGCCTCGATTTCGGCGACGGTGGAGGTGGGCGACGGCGTCGTGACCGCGGACGTCTTTGCCGCCGATCCGCCGCCCTACGCCGCCCTCCTGGAGTTCGGCGGCGTGATCCCGGCCCACGATGTCCGGCCCGTTTCGGCGCAGGCTCTGTCCTTCATGCTGGACGGACGGCGGGTGTTCGCCAGGATAGCCCACATCCCGGACGTTACCGTGCCGGCCCATTCCTACCTGCGCGCCTCGCTGCAGGACATGGCGGCCGAGATCGCGTCGGACCTTCAGCAGGCGGTCGCCCGCGCCCTCAAAGGCCAAACCTCATGACCCGAGAGCCGATCTTCGCCGCCCTGTTCGCGCTGGGCCAGACCCTCAGCTGGACGGACGCGGACACCCAAACCTCAGTCGGTTTCGGCTATACCAACCGGCGCATCCAGACCGCGGATCAGATCCCGGCGGAGCTGATGCCGGCGCTGCTGCAAGGGGTCGGCCCCGAAGAGTTCAGGGTCTCGCCCGGCTTGCCGCCCAAGCGGACCCTGAGCGCCAACTGGCTGATCTATTACAAGCCAAGCCTCGCGCCCCTGACCACCGACCCGGTGACCAACGCCATCCTGGACGGCGTCGAGGCGGCGTTCGTCCCCGACAGCCTGAACGGAACCGTCACCTTGGGCGGCCTTGTCGCTCACGCCTGGATCGAGGGCGAGGTGTTCAAGGCCGCCGGCGACCTGAACGATCAGGCCATGATCGTCGTCCCGATCAAACTTCTCATCCCTTAAGCTCAAAGGAAGCGAAAGCCCCATGGCTCATCAGTTCAATTTCGGCACGGGCAATATCTACGCCCTGCCCGTCGGCGGCGGCGCGCCTGTGCCGTTCGGCTCGGTCAACGGGGCCTCGATCGCCTTCGACGGCGACGTCAAGATGCTGTACGGCTCCAATCAGTACCCGGACGATGTCGCCGTCGGAAAGCGCAAGATCACCGGCCAGATCGTCGGCGTCTTGGCCGAGGCTGGGACGATCGCCGCCGCCGCGCCCTACACCTACGACGCCGTCAATGGCGCGACCTTTTCCACCGACCTTGGTGTGCGCTACGCCTCGACCGGCCAGCAGCTCGCCCAGGTTGCGACGACGCCCGCGGTCGGCCAGTACTCGGTGAGCCCGTCGGGCGTCTACACCTTCGCCGCCGGCGACGCGGGCAAGGCCGTCTACGTCGACTATACCTACACGTCGACCACGGCGGGCTATACGCTGAACGGCGTCAACCAGACCATGGGGCTCTTACCCACCTTCCAGCTCGATCTGGTCAATCTGACCAAGGGCAAGTCCTTGACCATGACGCTCTATTCCTGCGTCGCCAGCAAGTTCTCCCTGCCGTTCAAGCAGGAGGACTATATGGAGCAGGAGGTGGACTTCTCCGCCTTCGCCAATGGCGGCGGCCAGGTCTTCACCTGGAGCGTCACCGGTGGCTAGGCTCATTGTAGGCGGCGTGGCCTACGATCTGCGCCCCTTCAAGTTCCGTGAGCTGCGCCAGGCGGCGCCCGCTATCGACCGCATCGCCGGCCGGGCGCGATTGGGCGCCTCTGGCCTCGCGGCCATGAGCGAGGGCGTGACCGACCTCCTTGAGGTGCTGGCGATCGGCCTTGAAGACAAGACGGCCGAAGATCTCGCCGCCGATCTGGCCATGACAGAGGTCGCCGGCGCCCAGGCGGCCTTCGTCAGCCTTCTGACGGAGTCGGGGCTGAAGCCCGCGGGGGAGCCCGAGCCGGCGCCGGCGACCCGCCCGGCGTCGGCCGATCTCGCTCAGCACGCCCCCTCGCCGAGCAGATCGAAAACATAATCGCCGAACTGGTCGCCGCCGGCTGCGGCGACTGGGACCGGCTCGACGAAACCTGGGACCTGCACCGCTACGCCGCCATGCAACGCCATTGGCGAAGCGTGGCGCCGCCCCTGAACGTGACGCTGGCCGCCTTCTGCGGCTTCAAGCCGAGGGCGGCCGTTCAGCCGGCGGCCGACGCGTTCGACATCGACGCCTTTCTGCAAGTGGCGGCGATGTTCCAGAGCTAGGCGGTCTCTTCAACTCAGTAGACTGGCGAGGTCTTCATGCTCGACGACTTATACCAGGTCTCTTAATGACTGACCGATGCCCAATTTCGGTGACCGATTGAATGGATTCGGTCTGGATCGTTGGTGAGGAAGCGCCAGGCTGTGTCGCAGGCGTCGACGATGTCTTCGTAGGTA